AACGAAGTCCCGATTACTAGGGCGGATCACCTTCTCAGGAGGTGAAAGGAGGTAAGGTAAAATGTATGAAATGGACTCCCTACTCCAGGAGTACTTACGTCGAAAGGATGTAGTTCCTGATCCATCCACGACGCCCTCTGTCACCGACGATTCTGGTGATGAAGGGGAAGACGATAGTTCCGGATCTGACAAAGATGGAGGTAATCTCTTTCAGCAGATTTGGAATAAAGCGTCTACGGCAGGCTCATTCGTATCTAATCTACCTGATAAGATTGTGAATGAGATTGAAGAGCACACTCCAATCGGTCGTGTTGAGAAAACGATCTCTGAGCGTGCTGGTCCCGCAGGTCCACTTCTCGGATTAATCGCTGAACAATTGAAACCTGGTATTTCCGCTTCATTCACAGAGTCACCACCTGGACAGTTATTTGGTACTGTTCGTGACGTTGCTGATTTGAGTATTAAAGCAACGAAAGGACCAGTGCCTATATCTGAAACATTTGGTTTAATCGCTCCCGAGCCTTTAAAAGGCGCGGAACGGGATTTATCCAATATTCCAGGATTTCAAAAACTAGAAGATTTTGTGAATAGTACCATCAATGAGTCTGGTAGTGGTAAGTTCACTAGTGATGTGCTGCTCTCCAGTGAACAGGCATCGGTGCTTACATCAATGCTTGCGGCACTTGCCATTTCTGGTGGATTGACATCTAGTGCAGCTGTTTCAATGGCTACAAAGTATGGTTATCCTGCCTTGGTCGCTTATCTCTCGACTCAAAAGGTGAGAGATGCGATTGATGAGGCCGCGAAAACTATGGGTAAGATAAAGGACGAACCGCCAATTGTTGAGATTACAACGCCCGATACACCACCAACGATTGTTGTTAATCCAACTCCTGTAACAGTTACCCCACCTGTAGTTAATGTTGCTGCACCTGATCTTTCTGGGTTAAATGAAGCTTTGCTTCAACTCCAATCTGGTCAGGGTGGTGTACTAGATGCTCTTAGCGCTCTAAAAGGTGGATATGATGTATTCACCTCTCGTCAAGACTTAACGAATGCTGCCCTAGCAGGCGCGCTAGCTGGTCTAGGCCGTGCTTTAGGTGAGCTTTCGGTTGATGGATCAACTGAGCAAGCACCAAAGGAGGTATCACGGTTCGCATTTGGTGGTGGTTCGTCTGGACCTGTTCGTGAAAGGTTAACCGCTAGAAAAGAGAAGAATAAGAAGAAGAAAGTGTACAGGCGTAAGTCTTCAAACCATGTGACTCGTGGTAAGAAAACTTCCGCTCGGGGACAACCGACACAATCCTAATAGGAGATGAAATGGAAGTATTACCGCTCCAACAGCTTGAGACCACTCTTCCTAGTGTAGGAGTCAAGCGACTCAGAGCGGCACTGGTGAGATCTGAGCGTGGTTTCAATAAGGATTTGAGAACACCACTGTATGACTCCCAGGATAGGGAGGATATTATTGATGTTCTTGAATCTGAGCTGGGACCTTGCTCCGTTGATGAAATAGCTGAGTTGGATGAAAAAGAAAAGGAGAAAATTGGTCCATTCTCTATAATGTTACCATTCGCTGAAAGACGCGAAGGCGTTGAGGCGTACTGGTCTCAGAGCTTCAATCCTGACGAGGCTCTGTTTTCAAATGCTGTTAGCATTGTGAAATCTTTGATTCCACCTCATTCACTACGTGTTGCTTCACTCTCTACAGCCTTCGACTTAATGCCCAAAGACACGTCTCTTGGATTACCTTGGCTTACTAGAGACAAAGATTTGGCAAATGAGTATTTACGAAGGGCGAGCCAACTTAATAGTGCTACTGAGTTGTATCCTGCTGTGCTATATTGGCGTGGACAACCGAAAGGTTTAGATGCTATTCCAAAACAACGAGTCGTGTGGGGATTTGACCATGCCGAGACTATTTACGGAGCGCAAGTTCTGTATCCGGTCTTGAACGTCCTTCGTCAGTTGCGTGGTTTTTCTGCATGGCTTGGAGACGTGTATGTTGATGAGGAGATGACTTCAATTCTAAACGATACACGTGGCGCCCAGGTTCTCTCAATGGACTATTCAGCATTTGACTCATCTCTCAGCTGTAATATGATCATAGCAGCTGGTGAGATATTAAAGTCTTGGTTTTCACCTGATGCTGAACCCATCATTAATTTGTTAGTGCAATCGTTGTGCACAACAGCTCTAGTTACACCAGCGGGTGTATTTACAGGGCGTAATGGTGGAATGCCGAGTGGTTCTGTATTGACGAATCTTGTTGATACCCTATGCAATTTGATTGCTGGGCACTATTCGGCATTGCGCAATGGGACTAGTATACGTAGATTTGCAGTCTTGGGTGATGACTCCGTCTATGTGTACGGTGGTGATGTTGATGCATCATCCGTCTCATCAGCGGTTAGTGAACTTGGTTTAGAGAGTAATCCAGACAAGCAAATGTGGAGTGATCATTCTCTACACTATCTGCAACGAATTCACACAATTACGTATAAGCGATCAGGGCTATGTGTTGGTGTTCGGAGTCCTTATCGCGCATTATCTGGACTTACTGGATATGAGAGAATGCGTACCGGATGGAATAAGTATATGGATAGTGCTCGCTGGATTATGCAAGTTGAGAATTGCAAGCATTACCCAAATTTTAGATCTCTTGTTAGGTTTTTGAAAGAGGGAGATGATGTCTTGCGATCAGGAATATCTCCTAAGGAGATTTTCGCAAGAGCTGGCGGTGCTGATGTGGTACGATCAGTATTGAATATTGCATCATTCCCTTTCAATGTACAGAATCCTGAACGCGTGCGATTTTTCGAGACGACGCGCGTTTTAATGGATATGCACTAGAGTACCT